TGATAGTAGTTGACTTACCTGATTGTCTTGGTAGTTTACAAATAGAAAATCTGTTGTTATGAAAAGTGTCTACCATCTTTTCCTGAAACTTGTACATTTCAAAAGGCACTAAACCATCATCTATGTTTACAATCTTTGTATATGATTTAATAAAGTAAATAGGATCTTCCATACACTTTGCAATCTCTCTGATTTGTTCTTCAGTGTATTGTTGTTGTGTATTTGCTTTAAATAGATTAGGATTGCCTAAATAATTTTCACTCATTGACTAATATTCCTTCTATTGCGTTGTAACCTTTTTTGATAGCCGCATTTACTCTACTACTACCATATTTAACTTTATACTTTTTTTCAACATATTCAACACCACCTGCACCTTTACGAGGTTTATTAGTGATACCATATTCAACAACTTCTATTGGATTGTTCATACCATCATCTAACCAAGTATCTTTATTTTTCTCTTTATGAGGATAAGGCGTCTTATTTGTATAACCTAAATCACTTATCAGAAATGTCTGTTTCTGTGGGTGTAATTGTTTTGCCTTTAAAACTTTTATCTTCATCACTTTGAACATCCTTATTTTTATTCTTCAAAAGTGTATGTAATTCTTTTGATGAACCAACAAACAATGCTTGTTTGATGTTTGTATTTGTTTTATTGGGCACATCTTTTAATGATTTAAGTTTGCCTTGTAAATCTTGTAGTTTATCAACCGTATCAGCAACTTGTTTAATTAAATTACCTGCAACTTCATAAGCTCTAGGGTGTTGACTTTCATTTGCAATATCAAGTATGCCTTGAATAGCGTCTTGTCCTCTTTCGATTAAGTTATAGTAATTTTCTCTACTATACTTGTAATCGTTTTCAACATCTTCTTTATTTTTATCTTCTAATCTAGGAACAGGTGGTATAGATTTTTTTTCTGGTAAATTTTTAATATTATCTACCGTTGGTATACCTAATACTTCATTTATTTTATCGTTAATGCCCATAGGACTATTTATAGTTTTTTTAAATAGTCAGTTAAGGTATCTGCATACTTGGCGTTATAATCAATAAGTTTTTTATATTCTTTTACTGACGGCTGTATATTTTTAAAATTTTCCATATTGATTGGTTTTTCTGCAACGCCTAGACCTTGAGCGACTTGAATATAACTTGACATTCTAAATTGTGCTGTTATCATTGTATCAACACAATCAAAGTGTCTAATATTATTCTCTTTTAATTTGTTTATTTTCTTTTCAAAGAATTTAGGCGCTTTATATTTTTTAGGAAAGTCAATCCAAAATTGACTATCTTTTCTTTTAACAAGATAATGTAAATATATAAAACCTAAAGTCTCTTTCATATTATTACCAGTTATAGAGTTATATAATTCTCTGTCATTTTTATTATCTTCAAACCAAGTATTATGAAAATGATTAAACAACATCAATTGTTCTATCGTTAAAAATAAAGATGTTGCCTCTAAAGGTTCAATAAAGTTTGCACTTAATCCTACTGCAAGACAATTGTTTACCCATACTTTGTCATATCTACCTGCGTCAAAAGTAATTACTTTTTTAACATTTATTTTTTCACCATAGTATTCTTCACATTCTTTAAGTGCTTGTTCTTCATTTATATAATCTGAATCAAAAATATATCCTCTACCTACTCTGTGTTGTAAAGGTATTTCAAATATCCAACCATACTTCATAGCAATTGCTTTTGTGTATGGAAATAAATCTTCTTTTTCTTTTGGTATTATGATTGCTTTTTTCATAGGTAAATGTTCTTTGTAAGAAATCCATTTTGTTTTATAGTGTTCACCTATAATTTTTTTTGCAAGACCTGAACAATCAAATACAAAATCTACATCTACACTTTGACCATTATTTAAAGTAATTTTTGTAATATCATTTTTATCGTTAGTAGATAGACTTTCAAACTCAGCGTCTATGTGAGTTATGCCTCTTTCAATTGCTGTCTTCTTTAGAAATGAAACCAACATACCTGCGTCAAAATGTAATGCGTAGGCAAGATTTTGTATATCTACTTTATTTTGATAAGATAGTAAAGATGAATATTGATAATCATCTAAATTTTTATTTTCATGTATTAAATTTTTTAAGTAAAATTCAAAACAATCATTTAAGAATATAGGAGGTATACGAAATGATGATAAGTTTTCATAGAAAGCATGAAAGTATTTTTTACCATCACCATTCCAGTTCTCAAAACTAATACCATTCTTAATAGTAGCGTTTGTATTTTTAATTACATCTTGTATTGGTATATCAAGGTAATTAAAAAAGTGAATAATGCCTGGGGTTGTTCCTTCACCTACACCTATCGTACCAATTTTTGTACTTTCTATAATAGATACGTTGTCGTTAGGTCTAGTTTTTTGAATAAAAAGGGCAGTGAACCAACCTGCTGTACCACCACCTAAAATAACAAAGTTTTTTTTCATAATAATATATTAGTATTTATTCGTCCGAATCAGTCTCTGGATTATAGTTCTTGCTATCTGTAAAATTAGTTATTGTTGTTGTGAAACCAAAATCATCATCAGCGTCTGCACTTGTAGGATTAGGCACTACAATAATTCTTTCCTCTCTCTTAGGACCCTCTGCTGTATCTGTATATAAGTCTGCTTGAGTTTCTTTGATAACTCTTTTTGCATATACAGGTCCATACAAATATGTTTTAGCAGTAAAATTCATTGTGTAGTTTACTGCTCTTCTTTGTGTAAATGAACCATCATAAGTGTCCTCATATTGCACACTATTAAGAACAACAGGAACATCCCGTTTAACACCCATAGTTGGTATTGCATTTACGGTTATTGTATAATCTGGTTGAAAGTAAGGTAATATTTGTTCAATAATTTGTAAACCACCCTCAGCAGTTGCCGTAAAAGAATATAAATTAAAACTTATATTGTAAGGTACAGGATTATATTGATAATCTAAAACATCACCTCTATCTGATCTTGTTGCTTTAAATCTTCCTAGTCTTTGTAGTTTACGACTTGGATCATAACTTAATCCTGCGATTTCAAAACCCATACGAGGTAAAGTTATTGCAACTTCTCTTTTATTTAAATCTGATTGTTGTTCTAATCTTGTTAAAAACTTTTCTTTAGGCGAATATGCAAGAGGTACTTTTAATGATTGTATTACATTACCACTACTATCTTTTCTATGAATAACAATATTGTTAAAGATAGTACCAAATGCAACTACAATTTTTCTTAATGACTCATGGTAAAAATGTTTTCCGAACATTATTAAAATCCTTCATCTACTTCACCAAAAGGGTTTCTTTCTGTAAAGTCTAATATATCATCAGCGGTACTTGTTGTACCAAAACCTGCGTCTGATTCATATGTGTTGTTATCTGCAAAATCTCTAGTTTGAGTTTGTAGATTGTAATCTTCGTTAATTAAATAGTTTGTTTCGCCAGTAGAAGACTCAAGTAATAATGCACCAGTACCACCATCTGTTGCCGTCTCTAAACTAAATTGATAATTCAATTGATCTATTGATAGATTGTCTTCTAATTTATTAATATCAGAAACATTTGTATCAATTTTTTCAGACGCATATTCAAATCTAGTACATCTTAATTTATAAACAGGTAAATTACCTAGTTGAAAGAATGGTTCCTGATCTTCAACAAATTGTATCTCAAAAAAACTATTCATTAGAGGGAAGTAAATTAAGTCACCCTCATTAGGTCTGCCACCTTTTATTAATGTTGCAGGATCATCTACTGAATCTGCCCATCTTCTTTTTGCAACCGTAAATGTTGTATCTTCTCTAATCTCTAAACCAAATTTAGATACTAACTCTTGTTCACCTTGAAAACCTTCAGTTGTTTCCATATACATTTCTATTAGATAAGAGGAAGTAAATTTACTTAATACATCTTCACCTAATATCAAGTCTTGGTTAACCAATGTTCTAGGCAGATAATAGACATCATGCCCATAGATTTTTAGGCCTTCTATTATTAGATTTTCATGTAATCTTTTTTCGGCGGCGTTTCCTATACCGTCACCACCTTGAAAAAAATGGTTAACTGCCATGTAATTATCCTATCATGTAGGTTACAGGTGTTTCGTAAGTACCTCTAATTTCGGTCTCTAGTTTTTCAACATCCTGTAGCGCTTCTGAATAAATTTGTTGTCCGTTTAAGGTTACTCCACCTATCATTGCGACACCATTAAATTTAGATAGATTAGCACCCCATTGTTTTTTAAATAAAGCGGTCACATATCTTTTTAGATATATGTCATTATATACATCTGTCATTGTCTCTGGATCTAATTTTCTATAACATTCAATTACAATATACTCACCTACTGATAAATCTTCAGACCAATCCATATCTATATAAAGTCTATTATTATGTTGATTAAATCTTACTGGTTTTTCACCTACTAAAATGTGGTCTAAAAAATCTAAATGTCTTAAAACCATATCATAGTGAATTATACTTGTAGAAGAAAAATCATACAAATCATTTAATCTCAATTGGTATCTAACATCAAACATATTCATGTTATTTTTGTCTGATAAATTAAATATTTTATTAACTGCCAATACACTATCAGGCACAATTAAATAATTGTTTGCTTCTTCGTAAGATGTGCTTTCGGAGTTTTTAGTAGCAGATGAAGATGTATTTGAAGTTAATCTTGCTTTATCTGCCTCTGTATATTTGTATTTTAAATATACTCTTTCAACACCATCATAGTGATATTGTGAGAAATATTGTAGTGCTTCATCTAATCTATCTTCTAATTGAGCGTCATCTACGTTTATTTCAATAACAGGCTTACCTAAATTTCGTAAAGCGTATTGTTTAAGTTGTTCTCTTGTTGCTGGTTCTGCCATTAATATACCTCGTTATTCAGGTATATTTATAAGATTAACCAAGTGCTATTGCTTGTGCAATTGCGAATGGTTTAGTTGATACATCACTACCATTAATTTGAAGTGATCCTGTGACGTTTAAAGATGATGTTGTGATATATGTCTTAATTTGAGATAATCTAATTCTACCTTCAGTACCACCATCAGAAGCCATAAGTTGATCGTTATCTACTAAAGTTTGACTAGTTAAGTCAGCTGCACCATCAATATTGATGATTGCCTCTACTGCCCCAAATTCTAATGCTGAACCACCAGAGTTAACTTTTAAAACTTGTCCTGCACTACCGATTGATAGTGAAGCGCCTAGACCACCATGTGTTAATGCGATAAATTCTCCTGATTGAAACTCTGCTAATCCTGTTGCAGTTGATCCATCAAATACGGTTCTTATAGGTACCTTTGCTGACATTAATATCTCCTATCTCTATTTATATATTTTTTCATATTAAAAACTAAACAATTCAAATCTTCCTTGCGTACTACCATCTGCCTTTTTAAATGCAGTAAACACTGAGGATTTAGAAGAACCTGCAGCCATAGTAAATGTAGTGTTTGCTGTACTTAGACCACCTGCCTGTGTAAAGAAAGGTACACTTTTAGTCACGGTACCCTCTGCGTTAGTTTTAGCAATTGTATCTGTTCCTATTTTTGATCCTGCAGGTAATGTTGCACCAGTAGCAGATATTTGAATTGCACCTGTACCATCACCTGATATTGTTGCACCTGCAAGGTCGATTGTATTACCTGATAAGTAAATATCTCTCCATCTTCTTGTTGGGGAACCTAAGTCATGTGTTAATGTTGTCAAAGGTTCTAAATTTGAAATAAATCTTGCGACTACATTTATTGTATCTTCAGTTGAGTCGCCTGTGTTGACACCAATAACGGTATCACCTTTTAAAGTTGTATCGTTTGAAACTTCTAGTGTTGATCCTGATACATAAACATTTTTAAAATAACCATTTCTAAAATTTTTAGATGAACTACCTATATCTCTTGCATTATCTGTATCAGGTACTATATTTTGATCTACAGCACTTAAATCACTTGCAACTTCTCCGAAGTCATATTTACCAGTGCTTGAATTATACTTTAATGCAAAACCATTTTGTTGAGCAGATGTATCAACATCTCCTAAATCTTTTAAGTCACCAGCACCGCCACCACCGATTGATTGTAGTTGTAGTGTTGTTAATTGTTTAAATTTATTGAAACTTTTTGATAATTCATCAAGTGACATATTACCTGTTTCAATATCTTCAGTAATTTGTTTTGCATTTTTAGAAAGAACATCATAGATAGTTGCTGTGTCAACAAACTCTTTTGTTGCAGGAATAGGATCACCTGGTTGAACTGACCATTTGTCAATCTCTGGCATTTCTGGTTTAATATTTTTACTGATTACATCTTCTACCTGATTTACTAAACTTTCAGATACTTGTTTATTAGGTTGTTTTTCTGCAAATTTTGTTATTGAACCATACAGATTTCCTAAAGTCTCTAAAAGTTTTTGTTCTTGTTCAGGTGATTTTTGTTTAATTACTTTTGCGTTAGATTCAATTGTTTCTTTAATCTGTTCTTTAAACTCTTGTATACCAAATAAATTTTCTAATACTGATAATTTTTTAGTTTCAGATAGTTTTCTTTTTTCTTTTTGAGCAACAATCTGTTTTTGTTTTTCTGCTGCCTCTTCTATCTTTTTTTGTTCTTGTAATTCTTTTTGTTTTTTTTCTTCATCTAATTTACCAACAAAATCAACTCCAGAAATATCTGTAAAGAAATTTTCTAGTCCTGTTCTTTTTTTACTCATTATATTTTAGTTGCTTCTGCGTTAACGGTTATGATTCCGTGATGAACTTTCTCTATTGTTGAGTCTGCTAATATTAATTCTACATCATAAACATATCTAGTATCGCCATCTAAAGCAGCCGTGACAACATCTGTTAATTCTAGTTTATATGTTCCTGCTGTTCCAGAAACTATTGTACAAGTAAATGTAGTTGCAGTTGTTGACGCATACGATTTTCTCATTTGCGCCTGAAGAGTTAGACCTGAAATATCATAAGCAGTAGTGCCATCAGTTGTAACCGTTAAAGTCCTACTGAAGTCAGCGCCTTGATCTATTGAAAAGTTTTCTGCCGATTTTACGGTAACTGCCATATCTATCTCCTATCAGACTATTTATATGGCTTAGGATTTAGTCTTATATTAAAAGATAAAGATATTCTGTCTGTATCTGACATATTAGGTTTTACAAAGTGTTCTAAATATGCAGGAAAAATAATTAACTTACTTGCCTGAGCAGTGTAGTATATACTTGATGAAGCTAATATACTTTTATCATTTCTAAAGTGTGCTTGATAATGTATTCTAGGTTTTACTGGATCAACAAAATGAATATTACCACAATTCTCTGGTGTTTGAACATAGTAAACACCTGACCATAAACAATGTGGGTGTGAATGTGTATTATTATATCCGTATTTAGGATTGATATTACCCCAAAATGAATGAACATCTAACTCAAAATTAGGATCATAATCATAGAAAGTAAATATTTCACCTAATGTAAATTTTAGGTGTTTATTAAATTCATCAAATTCAGGATAATTTTGTATGTTGACACCACTATGCCAACCTAATTGATTTGATCTTTCTAAACCCTTTGTTGTATTTTTAAGGGTATATAATCTGTTTATGATTTTTTTATTTTCTTCTTCAAAGTTAGGTAATACTTTGTGAAATATTTTACTTGCAAAGGTTGTGTCTATCGTAGAACCATTTGTGTTTGTCATAATTAAAAGAAAGTAGGACCATGTACCCAACCAACTATAGCGTGTCTAACGCCTTTAGTCACTTTTGTAATTTTATGAGATAAAAAAGCAGGAAATATAATTAATTTTCCTTGTTGTCTTAATGCCTCTTTATCTGTTTTACTATTTAAAAATTCTATATCACCGCCTTCATAATCTTTAGGGTCTGATAGTTGAACTATAAAACTTAATTTTCTAGTAGGAAAATTGTTACCTATATCTATGTGCCAATCATAAGAACTACCTTTAGAAAACTGCCATAAAGTAGGTGCGTCATTATCCATAAAACCTCTTAAATCAAATTTAAATTTTTCTTCGTCTGCTTCTTTTAGACCTGATAAAATATATGTTAAAGGCCAACCATCTGTATTAATAGGTAATGGTTGTCTTTTAATATTTTTGATTATATCTGCTTTTGCGTTAACATCTGTCCATAATTCAGGTATGATCTCTTTGTTAATAGCTTCACATTGTTTAGAACTTAATATATCTGTGTGAACTATTGAACAGAATTTTTCATTTAATCTGATATTTTCTAATTGTTTTATAGATGTAAGAGGCACATCTCTTTTAGTTTCATTTTCACTCATATTAATATTGTATCACTTTCTTAATATAATGTCAATAACTAGTGGTTTTTGTCCATTATACCATCAAAACCTGTTATAGGGTCATCCCACATAAGTTTTCTTTTTCTATCATCTTTACTACCTAAGAAATTAGACTCTTTTAGTAACCATCTCCACTTCATTAATGCTCTCTTTTGAGTTGCTTCGTGGTGTTGATGTCTTTCTTCTTTTGTAGGTTCATTTCTTTTTATAGGTATTCCGTTAGGATTTATAGATCCTCTAAACACATCACCTTCTTCAGCAGCTTTTAACCACTCTCTAATTCTTCTACTTCTATGAGGTTTATATTCTTGTTGCCAACGACCTGTAAGAGGAGATTGAGCCATTCTACCTTTACCTGCAGGTTTTGGTGGTTTAGTCCACCACCATTTAGAAAACATACCTTGACCTCTAGTGCCTAAATCTAATGCTCTTTTAAGATATTCTTTTGGATTGTCTTTAAATGTTGAGTAGTCTCTTAATAATTTTTTCTCTAAATCTTGTTGATGAAATTGTTGTTCCCATCTTTTAAATCTATCTTCTTCAGTTTCCATCCATCTTGCACGAAACTTCTCTAATCTTTCTTTAGATACTTTTTCAGGATTCTCTTGGTGTTCTTTAAGTAATTCTTTATAACGAATTTTATTAACCGTTACCTTTTTAAATGCCTCGTCTGGATTTTTAGGAAACTTAAAATTTGTAGGTATATATTTTTTAAAATCGAATGCCATAATGTATTATTATTTAGTTGTTTAAATTAAGCCCACTGAAGAGATACACCGTGTATCTTAACAGCGTTATTTCTTAACTCTAACTTCCATCTCATTGAAGTACCTGATGGTTGACCAGATACATCAGCAGTTCCAGTCAAAATTCTTTGACCAGAAGAGCCTGTCACATAACCACTATCTGATAAAGTAGCCTGTGAGAAGTTAGAACCACCATCTCTACTTACTCTAGCGATGATGTCTGTATTCAATGTAGGCGTAGCAATGTTTTCTTCAAATACTACTATTCTTGCACTTGATGGTGCTGAACTAGCAGTAAATGGTTCTGAAACTAAATCTGTTGCAGTTGTTGAAGCAGAATTAAATCCTGTTGCAGTTATAAACACATAACCACCTTGTGTTGTATTCCAGTAGTTTGATCCATTACCAACACCTGGTTGATATTCAGGATCGCTTGAGTCAGCAACACTTGTAGTAGCACCTGCAATTGTAGCACCAGAAGCAACTTGTGGGTGACCATAGTAAGATGATCCTCCACCACCTGCCCATGCACCGTGGTGAGACATTTGTCCTCCACCACCGCCACCTGCAAAGAATCCCATACCTGAGCCTTCTTTGTCAGTAGTCATAAATCTTTCTGGTTCGAAACCGTCTGGAGTACTACCACTAGGATGCACAGCACCCCCTTGTTCTTGGTCTCCTCCACCACCACCGTTTGGTCCGTTTGATGTTTGTTCTCCACCACCAGCAGCTTCTCCAGTAAGTCCGCCACCAGCACCACCGTTTCTATTCGGTGCACCATTATTGTCTCCGCCATTACCAGCGCCTCCACCACCAGCAACAAATGCAATCTGTGGTGAGATAGGTGTATAATTCATTCTTTGTCCACCTGGTGCATAAGGTGGAGCTGCCCCAGCAACCTGAGGTGTAGAGTTTGTATGAACTCCGAAAGTATTTCCTGTATTTTCCCAATCGATTTCTGCAGGACCAACAGATACATACGACATTGATCCGCCGCCACCAAAGTGACCATTATTTGTAGGTCTTTGACCCCAACCACCACCAAACATTGATTGAGGGAAATATTGATAGATACCTGTTCTCGGGTGATCGTTTGACATTGGGTTAGAATTTGGCCATGGGTTACCAGGACCAATCAAAGGTGCAGGTGAAGATGTTGTTTGGTTATCTGTCCCTACTCCTATATAAACCGTTTGACCAGCCGTAACCGTTAAGTTACCAGAAACGTGGCCTCCACCACCTCCTGTACCTCTTATAAAGTTTGGTTGGTTATAAGGACCTCGTCCTCCGCCGCCCCAACCTTTAACCGTAATAGTACTTACACTTGGGTCAACAACATATTGACCATCTGAGTAGTGATGTCCTAATGGATCATATGATTGTGGGTGAACTGCTTGTGCAGTTGAAGTGTCAGGTTCTGTTACCGAACCAGCACCATTTTC